CTGCTCCCGCTCCAAAAGCGCAAGCACAGAAATTTGCGCAAACATTTGCCAAGAAAACTAACGCAGCTCAGGCACAAGCCAAGAGATCACCAGCACCAGCGGCACAATCACAAGCTAAAAAATCTGCTGGCGCCCAACCTCAAAAAAGGCAACCCAACAAAGCTGAAGTAGCTAAATCAAAAGCACAGGCGCAGAAAGCACAATCACAAAAGAACCAAGTGCCAAAAGCACAGAGTCAGAAAGCACAGGGAACAAACGTACAAAGCAAAGGAAAAGGTTCTTCTGGTTCTAATAAAGGTAAAAGCAAAGGTAAAGGTAAAGGAGTCACAGATTTACCGGATCTGACAAGTGTTCTTGGCAGCGTCATGGATGTGTTGGGTGCCTCTCAAGCTGAGACGTTTAACGAACTTGATGCACAATATGGCCTTGATCAACAGATCTTAGAAAACCTTTCTAATGAAAAGATTGCTGAGTTTGGTTTACAAGGGGCTTTAGCACAGGCAGAAGCAACTAAGTTTGCAGCTAGCGAATCTGCTGGCGCAACTAAGTTTGCTTCTACTGAATCTGCTCGTGGACAGATTGAAACTCAAAAAGTTGCATCTGAAAGCGCAGAAGAACAGATTGGTCTTAGTGGAACGGAAGAGCGTTTAACTGCTGCTATTCGCGGTGAACAAGAACGCTTAGGCATTGCTGCTACTGGCGCTCAGCAACGACTGACTCAAGCCGATCTCCTTGCTGGCCAAGAACGTCAGATCGGTTTAACCGGTGAGCAAGAGCGTCTGACTCAAGCTGAACGTCTTGCTGGAGAAGAACGCCAGATCGGTCTGCGCGGTACAGAAGAACGCCGCACAGTTGAAACCACTGGCGAACAAGAGCGTCGTACTGTTGAAACAACAGGTGAACAGCAACGCAGAACTCAATCAGAACTGCTTGCAGGTCAGGAACGCCAGATTGGTTTAACTGGTGAGCAAGAGCGCTTAACGCTTGGTGAATCTGGTCGCCAGCAACGAGAAACTGAATTGCAGCAAGAACTCTATCGTCGTTATAGAGAGGAGAAGGACTATGCTCAATCTCGTGCTGCATTCCGTGCATGATTGATTGGCTAGAAACTTTAAGTCCTAACGAGAAAGAAGCGTTCCTTACATTCTGCAAAAAACATAGTTCTCCCATTCAGATGTACCTGTATGCCCGCTTTCTTGGGTATACAGGTAGCATTGTTGAATGTGATCAATGGCAACAGTCCACATTTAAGAAAACAAATCTTCAGCAGATCCTGGAGATTGAAGTGGGCAGTATGCGGGAAGACGTTGAGAAACTACGTCAAGCCATTGATTTAGGCATGGTGAAACAAGACAATGGCACTGCCCGTATTGCCATGCTCCAGAAAGAACTGCGTGGCGCCATCAAACAGATTCAAGATGAACGTTATGTTGGTGATAAACAAGGTTTAATCCTCGCTGGCGCTGATCGAGCTTTGCGCGAGATTGTTTTAATCTTTAAAGATGATCCTATTGAAGGTCCCCTCCAGGATGCTGTCATGGCAGTGTGGACAAAAATTCTGGCAGAAGAATCCTGAGTGTAGGGAGTTAGGGTAAGGGGATGGCGAACACATCCCTTTATGCTGTTTACAGGCGAACTGCCCGTGCCGGTGCAAAGCAGCAAGTTGTTAAGAAGACCAGTGACATTGATATTGAACGGGCTCGGGTAGATTTTTCTTATTTCTGTGATGTGGTTGGTGAGAAACCACCAGCTACACACATGCGTTTATGGCATGAGCATCTCTGCACAGGCAATGACTCTGAGTGTTTAATTGGTATTGCTGGCCCAAATGTTGACATCCTGGCGCCACGGGGCTCAGCAAAATCTACAGTACTTGGTTTGTTTACAGCGTGGTCTATTGGCATTCATGCCTTGCATAAGAAACCGCTAAAGATTCTGTATATTTCTTATACCGTTGATGTTGCACGCCCCAAGAGTGCCGCTATTAAACGGATCATTGAAGAGAATAAACATTACAAAGAAATCTTCCCAATGGTTAAGATTGCCAAAGGGATTAACTCCAATGAATACTGGAGTATTGATTGGAAGTTTGCAGGTATTAGATCGACCGGTGAAGAAGAATTTACTGTTTGTTGTGCAGGTTTGAAAGGTGCTGTGACCTCGAAACGTTCGCACCTTTGTATTATTGATGACGCTATCAAGAGTGCAGACGATATTAAGAACAAAGATATTCGTGCTGCTATGGAAGATAACTGGAACTCAGTTATTGTTCCTACCATGTTTGAAGGTGCTCGGGCTATCTGCCTAGGTACCAGATTCCGTCACGACGATATTCACAACACAACATTTACTCCAGCTAATGATTGGGTGCAGATTGTTCAGTCTGCCATCACAGTTGATGAGAACGGTGATGATAAATCCTACTGGCCTGAGATGTGGTCATTGGAATACTTGCAAGACCGTAAGCGCCAGGCTCCAATCAGTTTTAGCTTTCAGTATCAAAACCAAATTATTCAAACCAGTGAGTTATCGGTTTCTCCTGAACTGCTGATCAAAAGCAAGATTCCAACGGAGTTCGACACATTGGGTGTTGGTGTTGACCTGTCGGCTGGTGTCCGTGAGCGTAATGACTATAGTGTATTTGTACTAGGTGGTAGGGTTGGGGACAAGATCTACATCATTGACACCAAGCGTCTCCGGTTGATGGGCAACCTGGAGAAGCTAGAGGCAATGATGGAAATGATGTATGAATGGGGAATTGTTTATAAAGATGGTGACAAATATTTCCCCACTGGATCCAATGTGGATATTTGGTCAGAAGCTGTGGCATACCAAGCATCTCTGGAGGCAGACTTCAAACGGATCTGTTTAGGAGAGCACGGTCTTTACAACATGATCTGGCATCCAGTCAAAGGTTTTCGTGGCGACAAACTGGCACGCTTCAGAGGCATCATGGGTCTGTTTGAGCAGCGCAAGATCTTCTTCAACAAGTACCGTAAATTCCAAGCGCTTCATGATGAGATCATTAACTTTGGCGTTAGTTCCCATGACGATTGTGTTGACGCAATGGTCTGGCTCTGTAATGGCCTGATGACACGGGGCAAGTTGGAGTTGGAATATTAAGGTTAGAGTATTGTCGGAATTAGACTGATACTACGTCCAAATGAGCACCGGTTACTTTGTTGTTGAACTTGAGCAAGATGCTTACGGTTCAGCTATCATTCCTTTACCTGATGAGCTGTGTCACGACATGGCGCTCCAACCAGGAACTGAGTTTGATATTGAGGTAGAGGATGACGTAATTACTTTACGGCGCCTGCAGACTGGTTACGAGATTGAAGACAACTAATTAATTTTTTTCCACTATGAGCACCCAGAGCCACTCCATTTTAGAAGGAATGCTCAAAGCTGTTGTGAACCGTGAGTCCACGGGCACAGCAGACACGATGCTCATTAATGCCCATCTTTCCCAAATGAAAATGTTTGGGATCCGGCAGGGCGTTGAGTTCTATCCCAACCAAGATAATTTTGGAACACAGCGTTTTGATTTTATCCAACAAGTTATTAAATTCAATCGTTTAGATGCACGATTGGATTCTATTTGGGATCGGTTCTTATCTTACGGTAAAGGACTGTTTTATATCAGGCCAACAAAGAAAACATATCGTTTGTATTGGTTTGATAAAGATGCTTACCGTACGTATTATTCCCCAGACGGTGATCTAGAAGAGGTCATCATTATCTACGCATACAAGGTTAAATCCAGCCGTGGCTTTGGTGGCGTGGGCCTTGTTACTGATAAGCGTTATGTGCGGCTGCGTATCACGCCAAGTGAGATTCACGAACTCCACAGCGAACAAGAATTATCGTTTGATTCCCTGGAGGCAACACTTAACTTTAACGATAATAAGGTACTTGAAAATACCCTTGGCTTTATTCCTTGCGTAGAGGTTCTTAATAATCCCGATGCTTTTGGTACTGATGGTAGCGGTGAATTTGAATGGCTAGCCAATCAGATTATTGCTCACGATGAGATGGTAAAGAACATCAGGGCAAACCTGTCGTTCTTTGGTAATCCAACACTGCTGTCGTCTCGTCCAAAACATGACATTGTTGAAACAGCACGTGATGGTGCTGTTCAACGTCCAAGTATTGCAAGCCAATCTGGTTTCCAATCTGAGTTCTCCTTATCCAGTTCGACCTTTAAACAAGATCCAACTGAGCGGCAGCAAGCCGGGTACATCGGACTCCCTGGTGGCGGCCTTCGTGTACCAAGGGTGATTGCCAACCTGGAGCCAACAGATCGCGTTGGTTTCATTACGCCTAACGCTATCAGCACAGACCAGTCCCGTTATGTGGATCAGCTGCGTTCTGAAATTCGCTTGGCGCTTGGTGGTATTGATGACCTTTCAATTACCAACGTTACTGCTACAGAAATTAAGTCTGCTTATGGACGCGTTAGCGCCACAGCAAAGAAGAAGTGTCTGCAGCTTTACACCTACGGCATTTGTCGTTGCTTTGAGCTGATGATCTACCAGGAAGAACAACTCTTCCGTAAATCATTAGCAGTTGCATCCGGGTTAACATATCCGATATTGCCTGAGAATGCAGATGAAGCAGCACTAGAAAAGCACCGCAAAGCAAAAGAAAAGTATGAGAAAGGTTTAGATAAAGCTTTAGACAAAGCTTTTGAAACCAAAGAGATTCCTGATGGTGTAATTGGTCTTGCTCCAGATGGTGACCGTACAGTGCTTTGGCGCTGGATGGGTCCTGTCTATGAAGACACTCCTCAGGACAAAGTTAACCAATCTATCTTTACCCGTAACCTACAAGAATTGGGTGTTGATAGTATTGAGGCACTTAAGTACTTGTTCCCATCCAAAACGGATGACGAGGTTGCAGAAATGCTCTCTGGTTATCCATTCCGGATGGTCGGCCAAGTGCAACGAGCGTATGCATCATTCCTTGATCTCATTAATCAAGAGATGCGCACACCTCATCCCCAGCGCCCAGATCTCCCCCTGGCAGCTGATCCGCGTCTTGATCTGACGCCATTCCTTTACAGAACACTCGAAAGTCTCCAGAAAGAGGTAACTTATGCAGGCCGATACCGCAGCGCCGATCCAATCGGTACCCCAACAGTATTCGACCCCGCCGAGCAGCTACGCGGCGCCGGTAGCACAACAGACGGCAGCGCAAGCTCCGGTAGCAACAACCAGCCAGTGGGTGGCACCTTACCAAGCAGCCCAGGCGCCGGCACCCCAGATGCAGGCACAGATCTCGGCGGCACCTTACGCCCCTATCCAGTCGTACCAGCCGTCCCAACCTTCAGCGGAGAACCCGTACAAGGAGGCATTCAACCGGGTAGTGTCGCTCCTGAGTTCACCAGTTCAATTCCCGTTCCAGGGTCAACAGTCCGCAGCGACACAAGGAATCGACCCGGCCAGCTTCAGTTCCCAACAGACCGGACTGTTCAGCAACAATTCGGCAGCCCCGATTTATCCGTCCAGCCAGGGTTACTCGCCCAGCTTTTCCCAAACATCGCAGGAAATAACAACACAACAACTTCTAGCAAACGGGGTAAGTCCTCAAAGTCTTGAGGTCATTGACCACTTTGGTGCCGATGCTCCTGCTGTTCTGAATGACTATGCGTGCACTGTTGAAGATGCACTGATTGCTCGTTACGAACAGTTGACTGAAGCTGTTCAACTCCTGGAAGAACTTGCACAAGAACATCAAGCTTACGAAAAGATCCTGACCGATCCTGACGTACTGGCTGACTACACCTGTGAGTTCTTTGGTGAAAACGGTCCATACCCAGTGCAGGATGAACAACCTGCTTACGGCTATGGTTATGAAGAGCAGCAGCAAGCTTATCCAGAACAGGAATACTATTCTCCTTCCCTGGAGCGAGCCAGTATGCCAGTTCCTCCAAGCCCGCAGTTTGATATGGACTCTCAGAACTTCTGGGATAACTTTGGCAATGTGGCTGAACGCGATCCTGCAAATGCTTGGCGTTACCTGTCACAGGCTCAGCGCAATCCCGGTGTGTTCCGCCAGAAACTCCTGGTAATGGACTGATCTTTAAAAACAATTGAGTTTAGAATAAGGGGTAGTGATTACTGCCCCTTTTTTATTGTAAAGATATGGCAATGCTTCCTGAATCTGCGCGTACTGCAGCTGCCTATTTAGGTGGTGGCATTGCACGTGGAATTGAACAAAAAGGTGCACAAATTGCACAAGCTGGTGCACAAGCTGCAGAGTCTGCCGGTAGTGGTGTTGGACAAAAAGTAGGACAGTTTTTACAAAATATTGGTAATCAAGCAAAGCAATTTGGTGCCTCTGCTGGAATGAAGGACGGAATTAAAAAACGTGATTTAGGTCTTGCCGCTGCTGGTGCTGCTATGACCGGAGCTTTTGTTGGCGGCATGGGTGCTAATGCAGGTATTAATTCTTTAATTGCATATCAAGCAACTAACCCTCGTGGACGTGTTGCTTCTCAACCAGGACAAGTAGGAGGTAATGTAATGCCTTCCGATTTACAAACAAGTTATATTGCGTTAAACCAAGCGGGTTCTCCATTAGGTATTCAACAAATGCGCCTTTCTTACGATGTGAAAGCTGCGCAAGAACGTCAACGTTTGCTTCGTGCAGCAATGGGACCCGAGCCTATTTATAACAACGGACCCGAGGTTGAATCGTGATGTCTAAATCTGACAAAGCAAAACAACAATTAAAAGCCTATACAGAGCAGTTAATTCCTGAGATTCGCTCTGAGATGCCAACTCTTCAACCGATGGACTACAACCCGTACGAGCGGATTGGTCCACTGCCTCCCAATAGTTACAACTACTGGAACCGCTCTGCTGGTTACCACGATGTTGAACCTTACTTTGATCCCGAGTGAACCAGGCTGAAAAGACTGCATTACAAAGCGGACTTGCATTAGCAGGTATGGCTGGTGCCCGTGCTCTACAACGTGGCGCTGTAAAACAGTATCAGCAGCGCGGAATGCAAGAAACTGGTCCAGCACTTGAGCAGCCAGCACTTAGTCAGATTGTCGGAGAATATGCAAAACAAACAGGCGTAACTCCTCAGATTGTTAGTAATACCGATCCATTTGGAAGGAGTAAAAGAACGGGAGAAAAAACAATCTCCTTAAATCAGTATGCTGCTAGCAAATTCACTCTTGGCCATGAATTAGGTCACCAGTCAATTAAAGATTTAGGCGGACCCCTTGATTGGATTCAACGTCATACTTATGGTGGCGTTAATCCCAACGTCATGGGATTAGCTACTGTTGGCGTTAGTGCTGCTGTTCCCTCTGCTAGGCGTGCTGCATCCCTTGCTTTAGGGATGAACTACCTCAATAACAGTGGTCGCATCATCTCTGAAATTGAAGCCAGTCGCCGTGGAACTAACCTTGTGAATCAAGCTGGGTATCCTGTTTCGGCTGCCCCTGGCGCGTTCCAAACCGCTGGTTATGTAATAGCTCCAGCTGCTGCAGCTCTTGGTGGGCTAGGAGTAGGTAGGTTTTTACGTTCTTTTGTCCAGCAAATGGGACAAAATTAATAAAGCACATAAGTAAGTATTGCTATAATTTTATTAATGGGGCGGAAGTTCCCAGATTTACCGTGGCTCTTTGCCACAAGTCAGGGATCTCTCCAGATCTCCGGTGTCAGCTAAAACTACGCTGAATAACCAACATGTTTATTGATAACGACTTTCCCAAGCTGTTGGGTGCGGAGCTGTACCGCCCCCATCCAGCTTATATCGTGGAAATGGCTTGCGAGCCTGTTGTCGTCCACGACTTCACCAAACAGCCCGGCCAAACGGTTCAGTTAGACCGGTACCGCTTCTGGGGTAACCCTGGTACCAAGACCAACCGTGAGCGTACCCAGGATCAAACCATTGGTACTGCTAACAGCCGGTCCATCGTTAAGGACAAGGTGCTGGTGTCTCTGCGTGAGTACACCGGTCCTGCCGATCCGAACAACGCCAACCTTCCGAGCACCTTCAAGATTGCTCGTGAGACTCTGATGACCGCTCAGCGTCTCCTGCTGGACACCGGGAACCTCAACATGTTCCACCAGTCCATCGGTTCGCTGACCCTGCTGGATGACTACCGCCGCTGGCGCGACCGTGTGTTCCTGGACGAACTGTTCAAGTCCGAGTCCCGTGGTCAGTCCTCCGACACCCAGGGTGGTTACTACTATCCCAACAACAAAGCAAAGACTGGCGCTACCACGCTGACTGCTTACACCGCTACTGAGTATGCCTCTGAGCGTTATAAGTTCAACGTGAAGACCGACCTGCTTGAAGTGGTGAAGAGCCTCCGCAAGCGTAACGTCCCCGTGTTTGCTGACGGTTACTACCGTTGTATTGCTGATCCTTCTTTCATGAAGGACCTGCGTGCTGATCAGGGCTTCCGTGAAGTGGCTCGTTACCCCGGCTTTGCTGCTGGTAACCCACTGATGAGCGGCATGAACCCCAACGCTGCTATCTACGGCGGCGGTCAGTACGGTCAAGCTCAATTTGTTGGTGGCGAGCCCACCATGCCTTCTGGCTTCGTGTTTGAAGGTGTGCGTTTCTTCGAATCCACTAACTTCCCCTCCAAGACCATCACCGTTGATATCGGTGACGGCGCTGGTGCTGTTTCTCACGACACTCCTCCTGCACTGTTCTTCGGTCCTCAGGCCGTGGGTGTGGGCATTGGTGGTCCTAATGCTCAGGTTCTCATCAATAACAATGATGACTTCAGCCGCTTTATCATTCTGATTTGGCAGCTGTACGCTGGCTTTGCCAACCTGAATAAGGACTTTGTTACCACTGCTTTCACCATCGTTTGAGGAAGGAGGTAATTAACAATGGCTACTTACAAGTCCAACGCTGGCGCTATTCTCCAGCCTGGTAATCAAATCAATCGCCTCTCCTCCTACAACACCGAAGGTGTGTATGGTTGGCCTGGCGTCGAAGCCTTTGAGCTGATTGGCTACGTCAAAGTCGACAACGTTGCTGCTGACAAAGCTAACTTCAAGAGCTTTGACATTATTGTTCCCTCTCCTGATCGTCGTCCTGACGACCGGGTGCGTGACAACCGCACCTCCCTTGTGGTGCAAGCTAGTGCTGCTCGTCCTGCTTACATCTATGGCGCTTCTATCGCCATTGGTCAGGACATCCCCGCTGGCGGCCTGGCTGGTTTCCCTGCCTCGCCTGTAACCTGCGCTATCGGCGGTACCTCCACTGAAGGTCTGCTGCTCGGTCCTAACGACTCTGGCGCTCCGTTTGGTGTTCCTGCAACTCAGGCTAATGGTCTGGCTGCTGCTAGCTCCATTATTTCTGCAACCAGCTCCCTGTTTGCTCAGGGTCTGAGCGACACCACTGTTGCTGACCTGCCTTTCTGGACTGCCGTTACCACCGCTGGTATCGACGACCAGGACGCAGCTAACTCGATGTTCTACAAAGTCACTGCGGACACCACCTTTAAGGTGTTCAACGTGAACGGCGTGACCTCCACCACTGTGGATGGCGACGGTGTGTTCATCAGCCAAACTGATAAGGATGCTGGCAAAGCCGGCTACATTATCTGCCGCGTGAACTACCTGCGTCCGGCTGCTGCTGTGGCTTGGGAAGATATCAATGAGTTCATTGATTTTGCTTCTCAGCTGGGTGGCACCGATAGCTGATCTATATTGATTAGCTGAGTTGAGGTTGGTATTGTATTGGTAGTTGTCATCTCTTCTTGAATGCTCTACCAATACAAACCAACTGGTCAACTCGTTGAAATGATTTCTCACCACGGTGATGGGATCATGATGTGTATTGATGCACAGGATGAAGTTCTGTACATCGAGCGCGATGATTTGATTCCACACATTGGTGCTACCAATGAGAAGGATCGGACGGAAGAACGCCTTACTGAGCAGCTTAAAGAAGAAGGCGTTAATCCTCCCATTCCTACTAAGAAGGAAACTTTCCCTCTAGATACTCGCATTAACCTTAATACTGCGAGTGCTAGACAGATTGCAGACCACCTCCCTGGCGTTGGGCTAAAAACCGCACGGGATATTAAGGATTTGCAAACCTCAATGCCTGGTGAAAAGTTTGTCCGTTTAGATCAACTTAAAGCTATTAAGCGTGTTGATTGGGATGAAATTATCAAAGAAAATCTTATTCGCGTAGAGTGATGCTTAAACATCACTATGTCTATTACAGTTATGAGAACTGGGGCAGAGCCTACATAGGTGTAAGGACTTGCACCTGTCTACCTGAGGAAGATGTTAAGTACTTTGGTAGCTTTAAAGATAAAAGCTTTAAACCTACCAATAAAATTATTCTTGCTGAATTTGCGACTAGATCTGAAGCTATTGCTGCAGAAATTTGTTTGCACGAATTTTATCAAGTCCATTTAAACAAACATTTTGCAAATCAAGCTAAACAAACTAGCACTGGATTTAATCGACAAGGATTACCCGGAACACTAACAAACAAACACCATAGTAAAGAAACAAAAGAAAAAATGCGATCTTTAAAGCTAGGGGTTCCACGATCAAAAGCTGTTAGAAAAAAAATGAGTGAAGTTACCAAGGGAGAAAAAAATCCTTTCTATGGTAAAACTCATTCAGAAGAAAGCAAAGCAAAAATCAGTGCTTCCAAAAAAGGTAAGCCTGGTACATGGGTTGGTCGAAAACATTCAGAAGAAACAAAACAAAAAATGAGAGAAGCCAAGCTTAAAAAACAAGGAGCTTTATCGTGTTAAGCTATTAATAGGAGGGTTGGGACCTCTACGCACTTAGAGTTTTCTAATGCAACTTGATAACTTCCTCAAGTCAAAGATTCGTTGGCACTTAGGATATAACACCACCTCCATTCCAGCTGGTGATCTTGCTAGGCTTGAGGAAGCTTTGAACAATGTACCGGATTCATTCTGGTACGCGAAATTAGTCGAACAAGTCGGCCGGTGCGATGAGGCGGAAAAGCGCACCGACATGACAGGTAGTGTGAATAATAATTCAGTTCCTCGTAACCGGTTAGAAAACATCGCTGGTGATGTTGACCGTACTATCACAACGACTGATTTCAAAGAAACACTTAAAACCTGGACGGAGATTTATCTGTATGAAACGGATCGCTTAGCTCTGCACTTATACGTGGCTAACTATAGGAATCCTATGCAAGCCCGTTATCGCTTCGAGCGTGAAGGCGCTGAATTTATCCAAGCTTTACCCGGACCCGCAGACGTGGCAGTTGGTACCCGCTTCTACTTCGAGTACAACTTCCGGTAAACCCATGTCAGATTTACGCCAACGTTACGAAGAACTGCTTCAACGTCCTCAGGTACGTGCTCTGCTCAATACTATCCGTTATGCAGAGGGTACACCAGGGGAAGCTGGCTATCAAACCATGTTTGGTGGCAGCAAATTTGACACAACCAAAGGATGGCAACATCCAAATAAAGCTATTTCAAGTGGCGGTTACACCAGTACTGCTGCTGGCGCCTACCAGTTCTTGCAGCCAACCTGGCAAGGCACAGCAAAAGCACTTGGTTTAACCCAGTTTGATCCCAAATCCCAAGACCTTGCTGCTCTTTATTTGATTGATAAAAAGCGAGGCGCATTAGACCCCTTCTTAAAAGGAGAAAAATTTGGAACTGTTCTTAACAAGCTTGCTCCAGAGTGGGCTGCATTGCCAACATCTAGTGGAGGAAGTTACTACGGGCAACCTTCTAAAAAACTCGGTGACCTGTATCAATACTACGAGCAACAAAAACAAAAAGCTGGGACAGGAAGTGTTGCTAGCCAACAGCCTCAGCAACCTCAACAACAGATGCAGCAGGCAGGAATGCCAAACATTAACATCATTATTGCCGATGGAACTAAGGCCTCAAAAACAGCAGCTAGTGATCCTTTAAGTTTTCTATTAGAATATCAAAAGAATAGGCGCTCATCTATTCCATCTCCAATGGAGTTGGCCCAACAGATGGTAACAACAGAGCCTGTTAATTACTTCAAATAATCATGGCAGGCATTATCCATACTGGCTATGTTGCAAAACCTGGAGAGGACATCTTTCCAACAACCGGACCACATCTTGATGTTCGTGTTAAAAAAGGTGGGCAATATATTGACCCCAGTACATGGCGTAGTGGCCTGCAGAATCTGGTGATTGGGGAGGCAAAAACTCCCCTTTATCAACAGACTAAAGACGGCTTCAAACCGTCTTTCCCAATCACTTCTGGTTTTGGTCCACGGGCTGCACCTACAGCTGGGGCGTCCACATTTCATAAAGGAATGGACTTTGGTATTCCTGGTGGAACTCCTTTGTATTGGAAAGGTGCAGGTGCTTTTAAGCCGGGCAAAGGCTTAGGCACAATTCAAACTCCAGAGGGTTTTGAAATTGAATTACTTCATACTAAAGGTGGACAAGAAACAACTTTAGGCAATCAACAATCTCCACAAGTACAACCAACTCAACAACCTGCAGGTGTTGATTCTCCGCAGTCCATTAATATTGTTATTCAAACTGGCAAGAAAGAAGAAGAGCAAACACCAGAAGAGTATTTGAAAAACTATATTGCAAAAATGACTCAACAATCTAGTTCTGCAATTCCTGTTAACAGCTTGGTTAAGATGATTCAAAGTCAGCCAACAACCAACTACTTTGCATGAGATTCGCAAACGTTCCTGGTTATAGCTCTGCTTATCCTGTTAATTACAGCAACATGTATCAGGATTACAGCATGACCACAGCTGGTTTTGCTGATCCATTTCAACCCCAAATGAAAGAACAACACAGTCCTTGTTCTTATGTTGTGGGTTACAACGGAAGCAATGATCCACGCTATCAGCTGAACAATCCTGCCTATATGCGTGAAGTAGATCGGTCTGCGACTGATGCAGTGCCTCCTGTTATTCTTAATAAAAGACCTATTCAAAATCAGTTCTGATGGCGTATACCAAACCAGATATGCGGGAACGCATTAAAGATAGGATCATGGCTGGATCTAAAGGTGGCAAGCCAGGTCAATGGAGCGCACGTAAGGCTCAGCTATTAGCACAAGAATATAAGAAGAAAGGTGGTAGTTACAAAGGAGAGAAAACAGAAGGACAAAAATCCTTGAAGCGTTGGGGTGAGCAGAAGTGGATGACCAAATCTGAGTACGAGAAAAACAAAGGATAATGCAAGAGTACAAAGCAAAAGCATTGCTTGGTAAAACTGCAACTGCTGTAGGGCAGTCATGTCCTCGTGCTACAACTGATATTAAAGAAAATATCAAAAATAGAAACTGGACCATTGATAACTTTGGTTATGGTCCTTTGAATCCTGATGAACCTGACCCAGGGTTCTGGGAAAAGAAAGCAGACATGTGGAACAGTGATGTAGAAACTGTGATGTCTGCCCGTTGCGGAAACTGTGCAGCGTTTGATCAATCTGGTTTGGTTTTAGATTGCATCATTGAAGGGATCAATGAGAACGGTGCTGCAGATCCTTATGAAGTTTTAGATCATTCCAACTTAGGTTATTGCCAGCTCTTTAAGTTCAAGTGTGCTGCTGCACGCACCTGTGATGCATGGCTCTACGGAGGACCAATTAACGATGGCTGATAAAGCAATTGAGCCAGGTAAGAAAAGCACAGAGCGTTACTTACCCAAAGCAGCATGGGCACGACTCTCTCCAGAAGAGCGCAAGCAAACAGATCAAAAGAAACAGCGGGAGTCCCGCAGCGGTAAACAGTTTGTGGAAAATACGCCTGCCGCTAAGAAAGCACGGCGTGCTGTTGAACTTGCTACCAAACACAAAGGACAATGATTGATCCACTGCAGGGACGTGACATAGCGCCACGAGGACGCGGGCTTGGTGCGCAAGCCGGTGACTATGAGCCTGGACTACGGCCCCTCCCTGGTGATGGCGCTCCAGGGACACGCCCCCTTCCTGGTGACTACCGAATGGCAGGAAGCAAGATCAAAGGAATGGAGCAACTTGATCCAATGATCTTTAAGAAGCTGTTTGCCTAAACCTGCGCTACAATAGCTTTAGCAAATAACGTTAACCAGAAGGAATGGCTAGTTCTTCTACCAACAAACAGCCGGCAATGATTGACCGGCCGTTTCTCAACAGTACTCTCGTAACTGTTGCTTCTGGCCAGCTGTTTTCCACAAGCTTAATTCCAACCGCTGTTGGTAACGCTACCAATGTTCTTGATGTTGATAGTGCTTTAACAGATACATCTATTAGTGGTGCATATATTGATGAGATCTGGTTGCGTTATACCAAAGAACGTAACGTCTTTTTAGATGCCACAACAGCTGGCGCAGGTACCTACTCTCAGACTGGTACAACTGACGTTATTGTTACGCTTGCTAATCACAATTTAAAAGTTGGTCAATCTGTTTATTTAGATTACACCAGCGGTACAGCAGTGGATGAAACAGCAACTGTGACTGCTGTTACTCCTACAACATTTACAGTTACCAGTGCTGGCACATTAACTACCTCTGGTAACGTCAATGTTTATCAGCCAATTGATATTTGTTTTTACGTGGTTGGTACTTCTTCTATTACCAACATTAACCAGTTCTTCCCTCTTTTTACTGTCAGTGTTCCTGCTGTTGCTGCTAGCCAGAATTACAGCTTAACTCTGAACGAAGTACTGCCTTTGATTAATCACCCAGTGCCCCACGCTGGCGCCAACTTTGGTTCAGCTAATAATGAGGTAGCACCAAAGATGCGAGGCCTTGTTATGGAGCGTGGTCAAGCCTTGTATGCTTCTGTTAGTGGTACTAATGCATTAACTAACGGTTTCTATGTTTGTGTCCAAGGCGGATACTATTGATCATGCAGGATATTAAATCCTGGTCAAAAGAACAAAACCGTTTAAATTGGTCACTTGCTGTACAAATGGCCAATAATTGGCGACGTATGATGGGTATAAAAGAAGTAGATTATCCTTATCCAGGAGATCCCCGCGAAGGGTTATCTTTAAATGCCTAGGCGTAAAGATAGTTTTGGTGGAAGATTCGATAGTAGCTTTAAAAACTTTTCGGATAAAATTGATAAAAAAACAAGTTCCTATCAGCTAGGTCTAGATAAAAATCCATTTAGTTTTGAACCAGCTGATCGTAATCAAATCAGTCGGATTCGTTTTTATAATCACGACTCCATGTGGAATCGGTGGAGACGTGGCTATGAACTGTACACGTTAACGCAGACGTATCTGGGAAGCAGAGCAGACGGTCGAAACCGGCGTGGCGACTTCCGGATGTACTGCGCCTTCCAACAGTTCCCTGGCGTCTTTATCCCTGCAAGGATGTTTACATTCCCTAGTTCTCATAGTGAGATTGGGGAGCAGATGGTTGGTGTTCGTGATGCTAACTCATTTAATTTTTACAATTTTGGTTTACCCATTGTTGGAGTTCGCTACATGCAAGCTCCTAAAAATGGAACCTATTTGCAGAGCGGAACAACCATAACAGTAACCAGTGTTTCACATGGCTACAACATTGGAGACTCTATCTATTTAAACGTAACCAGTGGTGCTGGGTTAGATGAGACGCTAACAATTACAGGAACAACAACCAATACATTTACTTGTACAGCATCCAGTTCTATTAGTACAACAGGTAATGTAACTCTTTTTAAAGTTACCAGTTTTACAGATCCACAATGGGTTCAACAACGTGTTCAATTACGCTCTATTCCTACACCAGTTACTTTCTTTGCAGGCGAACGTTTAGTTGATCGCGTCATTGAGCGTGACCCTGGAATCTTTTCAACGTACTCCCGAGTAGGTTTTACAGTAACGGTAACTTGCACTTCCGCACATGGACTCTCCAGTGGCAATGAAGTTTTTGTTGCTGTAACAAGCGGTACGGTTACATCTGGTCTATATACCGTTACTGTTTTAAACAGTACGCAATTTACAATCACAACATTAACCAGTGGTGTTACCTCAGGTAATTTAATTGTTAATCGCAGGATTCGCGGCTATAACTACAATGATTACGTTGGCTACACCGTTACAGGTGTTGATCTGTCAACAAATGAAGTTCTTTTCCAAAGAGAAGACAGTTACGCTACTCGCTTATTTGATCCTGTTACAAATTTACCTTCTAGTACTAACCAAGGGATTCCAAAAACAGTTGTTCCAGCGCATCGAGGATTCACTGTTGGAAGATTTTTAACTACAGAGATACGTTATCAATGCACTTGCCAAGACTATTTAAAACGAGAAACATTTAATTTTTATAAGGAAGAACAACGTCGTAAGTTTCCCAATACAATTGCAACCTCTGTCCGCCCTGGTTACAGGCTAGACAGAGAAGGAAACTTAATTGAAACACGAGATGATGTCGGTATTTATTCTGACTTTGGTTATTTAGTTGTCAATAATTTTTACCAGCTTCCTACCTACGAAGACAGTCCTGACTATTCAAGACCTTTACTTGCATACTATCAACTGCGTTGGTGTAAACACATCTACGCTGCCATGTGGTCTATTGTCCACGATGAGGGCAATGATCCTCTGAATCTGAGTGGACGTTATACACAATCAGGTCCAAATATCACCATCACAACAGATGAACCTCACGGATTAAGCTTAAATACCCGCATTAATGTTGACTTTACAAGCGGTAATGCTGTTGCTGGTGAGTATATTGTTAGCCAGGTTATTGACGCTAATAACTTTACTATTATTTATCCCTTCAGCCAAACTACCGGAGGATATTGTCTTGTAACGAATCTCAAGCCCCACGAATATGTCAACACTTGGTTACTTGAACCAAACGATTCTCCAGCTGGTGAATCCGTTGAAATCTTCATGAAGAAGCTTGAAAAAGAGAATGGACAACTAAAAGCAGCTGCAGAACGTCTACGAATGATGGGCTACGGAATGCCCTGGACTGGAGCTAAATCAATTAGCGGTGATCGGAATCAGCCAACTCAGGTAGCTAATTATGATCCCAATCTGGTAACACAGATGGTTACGGATGACATTCGACGCAATGCTCAATATGATCCAAACAATCCCAATAGCAATCGCTTTAGCTTTACAGGAACACCATTAAACGTGACAAATACAATGTTGACAGTCATGCAAAAGATGCTCAACATTGATATGGATCTGATTAAGAGCGCTAAGTTCGGTATGCTTGATCAGCCTTTAACGGATTACAACTCAGACTTCCGTTTTGGTGAGATTGATTGCGGTACTTATCTTAATGGCACGCCAAAAGATTACAATCCTGATACTGGAACACGAACACCAGATGTTTTAGACTGCGGTACATACGTTAACGGCGTACCAACAACACCGCCATTTACTCAAATTGATTGCGGCGTTTATCTGAATAACTAAACATGGCAGTTCAAATTCTGCGTCTACGTTCTAGTCTTCTTTATGACAGGGTGTTCCCCAGTCGTTTAGGAGATGCAGAGCTTGCAGTTAATTACAACGCTACAGAACCTGGCCTGTACTTCCGCGATAACGCTGGAACACCCAACCTCATTAAGGTTGGACCAATCCATGTTGGCAACACTGCTCCTAACGCTGTACCTACTGGTTACACTCCTCTTTCAAAAGGGGAAAGCTGGCTAGATACTGCTAGCACTCAGATCTTTAAAGTGTATGACGGCAGCGCTTGGCAGCTTCCCAAGGCTGTGGCGTCAACGTCTGCTAGCGGATTCCCTACGAATCCAGTAGATGGCCAGCTACATTACGATAAATCTGTTCCAAGGCTTTATATCTATAACAGCACCACTACTAACTGGGATTCTGTTTAAATCTTATGGTTCATCATGTAGTCCCAAATACGGTCTAGTTTCTGATGAACCGACTGCATTTCTCTAAGGAAGTCTTGCTTTAAAACATAATCTCGAATAATTGTATCTTCTAAGTTCTCACAATGCCGCTCCAGCTTTTCAAACCTGGAGTTAAGTTTTTCATTGAAAGCAGATAGTGATTTTGATAAACCTGTAAATGCAGCCAAGCCTGCCGTAATAGCGGCAATGATTACTTCTGGCGTCATTGATACAAGTATTATCTCAAAATATTCTAAAGGAGGTAACGACTTAGAATGAAGCTGTTTAAAAGACAAAGCTGTGTCAACCGGATACGAACCTAATATTGAAGGTGCATTAGCAGTTCTTGTTGATATCATGCAGGGTAACGGGTTTGTAATGACCCGTTCTCCGTATCTACCAAACTATCGTGGGTTGGTTGATGCGTTGATTGATTTGAAAGAAGGGTTTCCAGCCTTCTCTCCCTATCGTATTGGTTTTAATGCAACAACATTTGAACCTGTTGTAGACGGTGATGCGCTTTATATTCGAACTAGTGATGGAAAAGTTGGCAAGGCCACCGCTAGCAGTGGTAGTTCAGAAGCTGCTGTTGTCGTGGGTTTTGCTGATGGTTCTGCCGGTTACGACACTATAGTTAAAGTCATTGTTGCTGGTGTAATCACATTACCAAATCCAATAGACGCAGGAGATATTTACTTTCTAAGCGCTTCTACTCCAGGTGCAATTACGACAACGCCTCCATCTGCAACAGGACAGGCTGTAACGCGTGTAGGAGAAGGCATCAGTGGTAATGATTTTAGTATTCAATTAGAGCCTCCTGTACTCCTTGCTTGACGGTGTAAACCTGTTGGTAGTACAGTAAATATATTGAAGTAAGAAAGATCCCTAGCATTTCCCATGGCAGTCTTCAATAAACTGAATGGTTTTATCGAACACCTTGCCGAGAAAGTGCATGATCTTGGTTCGGATCAACTAGCTGTTGCTTTGAGCAATACGCCGCCTTCTAGTGAAGCAATTAATCCCAACAGCTCCACAGCTGCTTGTGTCTTAGCAAATGTTTCTCAAGTCTCCTATACAAACTTGAGTGGCGTTAATCCGCGCAACGTTAATCGAATTAGTTCAGGACAAACAGCAGGGACATATAAGCTTGACTTGAATGACTTAACACTAACTGCAGGTGCAGGTTCTGTAGGTCCTTTCCGTTATATTTATCTGTTCAACGACACTCCAACTTCCCCTGCTGACCCGTTAATTGGTTACTATGATTACGGTTCCTCTTTAACTTTAAATGCAGGTGAGTCGTTAACAATTGATTTTGACAATGTTAACGGTGCATTGACCCTTGCTTAATCCTGCCGACTAGGAGATGAGCAATGACCGTCTCCTCTGGAGCATTTAACTTAACAGGAACTTCAGTTAATTTCAAAAGAGATCTTGCTGTTTTTGCAGGATCAGGTAACTATCCTTTAACTGGAACAACAACCGGTCTTGTTGCCAATCATAAATTAACTGCATCTCAAGAAGTATTCTTACTGAATGGAAGTATTGTTGACTTTTGTTCATGTTTAAAACTTCTTGTTAACACCCTGGTTCTAACTGTTCTTGCACCAGAGGCAGATCTTAAAAGAGATTATATTTTTACAGTTGAAAATCAAGGATATTATTTAGCAGAAAATAGCGCTGCTATTGCAGCACACAAAATACAAACAACAGATACAACTTCTTTTGATCTGGATGCTTATGAAGTTGGGTTTAGACGTGGACAACAATTTATTGTTGATACCGGTTGTTTTGATCTAAGTGGAGGAAACATTACAAGCCATCAAGATTATTCAACTATTGCAGCGCCAGCAAGTTACGGACTAGAGGAAATGGATATTCCTTTGGTTGCTGCTTTAACATTCAGTCCTCTTAGTGCTTCTTTTTCTGTCTTTAGTTTCTTTACTTTTGTTGATCGAACTTTAACTTGTGAAACAGGGTCTTTTAATTTAACTGGTATTGCTATTGACATTACTTCAACAGGAGATGTAAATAGTTTTGGCAGTTATGAACCGAATTATGTAGGCCTTATTGAAGTGCTTATTGATTTTAAATTAACACTTCAGAACATAGCAAACTACGCATTCCCAAGTATTGGTTTTACTCGTCAAACATTTGAAAACGTTTTTCAGGGCGATGCTCTATATATGCGTGCCAGTGATGGTAAGGTTGGACGTGCCGTTGCAAATTCAACAGTTGATCTAGCTACTGTTGTTGGTTTTGCAGAAACAACTAAACTTGCTGGAGAATCTGTTCGTGTTTTAACCACAGGCAAGCTTGCTACCTCAGGATTAACGCAAGGGCAGCAATACTTCTTGTCTGCTGTTAGCCCTGGCGCTATTACAGCAACACCTCCAAGTGGCGCCAATAATCATGTTGTTTTTATTGGAGAAGCCTGTAGTAATAGTGAGTTGATTGTCAATATTAAATTCCCTGTTGCTTTAGCTTGAACTTTATTTTGTTAGGATAGATTGATGGCAACAAGAAAACCGCTTGTCCTTGTCTCGGGTTTATTCCAGGAGTTAAATTCTTCTGTAGATAAACTTGATCTTGCAGGAAATACAACTACAGATCTTGCCGAAGGTACTAATCAATACTTCACAAATACAAGAGCCCGCTCGGCTATTAGTCTTAGTACTACTGACCCTTCTCCAAATACTGGACTAGGCAGCCTTACTTATAACAGTACTACCGGCGCATTCACTTTTACACAGGTTACCGACTCAGTTGTACGCGGTCTGTTTAGTGCAACAACAGCAACTGGTATTACTTATACCAGCAGCACCGGTGTGTTTGCACTAGCAAATATTCCAAATACATCATTAACCAATAGTGTTATTAACATTATTGATGCTTTTGGTGTAACAACTGCTGTTCCATTAGGCAACTCTCCTGCTTACGATGTTGGCCCTGCAGCCACCATTATTGAGTTAGTCCGTAATGAAAGCGGCTCTGCCATTCCTCGTGGTACCCCGGTTTACATCACGGGTTATGCTTCAAGTCGGCCTACCGTGGCGCCTGCAGATGCCAGCAATCCAGCCAAAATGCCTGCCATTGGCCTGGCCTATGAGCAGATTCCTAATGGAAGCAACGGTAGTGTTGTTGCCATGGGTATTGCTAAGCAAATCAATACCAGTACATACACTGTTGGCCAAACAATCTACGTTGGGACAACTCCAGGTTCTCTGACAACAACGCCGCCTTCTGGAGAAGGTAACCTCATTCAGAACTTAGGCAAAATCACTGATGTTGGTGTTAATGGACGCGTCTTGGTTCTTGGTCCAGGCCGTACCAACGCTGTTCCTAACTTAAATTCTGGACGAATCTTCCTTGGTAATGTTAGCAATCAAGCTGTTGCAACCACGCTTGATACCAGCATTGTTCCAGAAAACACAAATCTGTATTACACAGATGGGCGTGCAAGGGCTGCTATCTCTGTTACAGATGCAGGTGGAGAAGGCAGCTTAAGTTATAACAACACCACTGGCGTCATCACTTATACGGGTCCCTCTGGAAGTGATATTCGTTCTTACTTTAGTGTTGCTGCTGGTTCAGGTTTAACCTATAACAGCTCTACAGGGGAATTTGGGACAAGCAGTATTCCCAATAGTCAGCTCCAGAACTCAAGTATTACAGTTGGATCTACTTCAATTGCACTAGGTAGTTCTGCAACAACAATTGCAGGTTTACTATCTTTAACTTCCGATGCTATTCATATCTTAGCCAGCGGTACAGCAAATGGTATTACTTTAAATTCTTCTGGGATTATTTTTGAAGGCAGCACAGCAGATACAAATGAAACAACACTAACTGCAGCGGATCCTACAGTGGATCGTGTAATTACACTTCCTGATGAAACAGGAACCTTAGCTACGCAAGATTTTGCTACTGCAATAGCAATTGCGTTAGGATAGCATTATGTCAACACAAGTACAATTCAGACGAGGAACATCAAGTGAAACGGCAACTTTCACTGGTGCCGTAGGAGAAGTTACGGTTGATACAACACAGAATATTTGTGTTGTTCACAATGGTTCTACCGCTGGAGGCTTTCCGTTATTACGGGAAGATGGAACCAACATGCGGTTGTCACCTGGCAGCCTTTCAAGTTGTGCCTTGAAGTTTGCCAATGATCCAAACACAGGCCTGTTGAGCGCAGGTCCAGATCAGATTTCTATCGTAACTGGCGGTGTTGCACGCGTTACAATAGATTCATCAGGTACCGCGTTATTCAGTGGAAACGTGTCAATTGCTGGCAGCCTAGTTGTTGCTGGTTCATTTACTAACGTTGACAACATTCCTCTTATTGTTGCTTTAGGCTGACATGGCAAATACGTTTAAAAACGATACCAAATCCAGTCTGGTTACAACAGCACTTCCAGACGCCGGTGCAGTTGTTGTAACCTCTGGCCCCACAGCAACACTTGTTATTTTGAGTATTCTTGTTTCCAACAAGACTGGAACTAGCGCCAACGTTGATGTATATCTAGATCGTAATACAGGCGATGATGTTTACTTGATTCGTAATGCACCAGTGCCTGCTGGATCGTCATTGGAATTGGTAAACGGTAATAAAGTTATTCTGCAGCCTGCTGATAAAATTCAAGCTCGATCTGATACGGCTACCAGCCTTGATGTCACTGTTAGTTATCTTGAGCAGACTCCATAACCATGGGATTGACAGTTAACAACCAGGCCAAGAGTTTAACTGAAGAGCTTGGTAAACTGAAAGAAGAACTTGAAACTAAGCTAGAAGAAATTGATCAGCAGTTAAAGCTGTTAAAAGATACAGTCTTTTATGCAGAGCTGCTCGATGATACTCCTACCACATGGGAAGGAGTACGGGAGAAGCGTAATATGCTGCTTCGGAAAAGTGACTGGACCATGATTACGGGTGTCACTGTTCCGCAACGAGAGTGGTCTTTGTATCGCCAGATCCTGCGTGATATCCCTCAGACTTATAAGGGTTTAGATCCAGAATTAATTCAGTGGCCGGTTGAACCAAGCAGTGAAGGTCCTAATACAACTCCAGTAGAATAACAATTATTGATCAAGAAAAACTGTGCCGTACATTGGTAATGACTTACAGGTAGCATTTCCTACCTATAAAAACATTGACGATATCAGTGGATCGTTCAATAGTGTAACTACGAGTTTTCCATTGCTGGTTAATGGTGCAGCTCCAGTACCTCTGCCCATTAATTCGCAACAGTGTTTGATCTCTGTTGGCGGTGTTGTACAGCGCCCTGATGACAGCGGCACAGAAGGTTTTCGTTTAAGTGGTGGGAATATCATTTTTGCAGCTGCTCCAACCACTGGTGCAGACTTCTTTGGCGTTATTCTTGCTGGCGCAGATTACGTCAATGTAGGTGCAAGCTTCCCTAGTGGCAGTGCTGCAGCACCTTCTATTACGTTTGATAGTGATCCTGATACTGGTATTTATAATACTGCAGCTAATGAGATTGGATTTACAACAGGTGGAAGTTTAAAGTTTAGTATCAGCAGTGCAGGTCAACTTTTAAATAACGCAGGAACTGCTGGTTCTCCTTCTTATACTTTTACGGGTGATTCCAATACAGGTATTTATTCTCCAGGTGTAGACCAACTGGCTTTGTCTACAGGTGGAACTGGACGGTTGTTTGTTAATGCAAGCGGGTTTGTAGGCATTAACACAATAAGTCCACTGGATGATGTTCATATTGCTTCAACAACGCCGGGTCTTTTATTTGATGAGACTGATGCTGGGACTGACGAAAAAAGGTGGCGTATCAGAGCTGATTCGTCTACTCTTAGTTTTGAAGGTGTAAACGATGCTTTCAATAGCTCCGCATTGTTTATGCGAGCGGTACGTTTAACCGCTTCAACTGAAACCGATTATCTTGCTTTTTACACAGGAGCCTCTTCCGAACGTGTACGCATTGACAACTCCGGCAGGCTGTTAGCAGGTACATCTAATGCATACGCCGTGCCTCGTGGCAGTGGTGGCCTTGGATCACCCGGCTTACAACGAGTTGGTACCATTTGGTCAGATAGCGCTATTTCAAGTGTATTCTTTGGTACTGATGCAGGTGGTGGTGGCACTCTTTCACTTGCTAGAAGCAATAGCACCACAATTGGCGATCAGACTGTAGCCGCAAACAACGATGTAACTGGCGCAATTTTCTTCAGCGCCTCTGATGGTACAAATCAGATTAGGGCAGCTCAAATTACAGCTGAAATAGACGGTACTCCCGGTACTAATAACATGCCGGGCAGGCTTGTCTTTGGCACAACCCTTGACGGTTCAAGCGCTCCTGTAGAAAGAATGCGTATCGGCTCATCAGGCCGAGTTGCAATTGGTTCCAACACCGCTCAAGGTCCAGCCGCAGGCCTTACTACTCCAGCAAAATTCTTTGTTGGTGGTCAAACATATACTGATACTGCTACAGCTGCATCAGGTACTGTTTCACATGGAACAATTGTTGCTATTGATAATACTGGTATCGCAGCAACAAATACTGGTGTAACTTACACAACGGCATCATCACTTTATATTGATGGTCCTCCTACTGCAGGAACTAATGTAACAATTACTGATGCATATACTCTATTTGCTAACGGTGGCTATGCAAGATTTAATGCTACATCAGGAGATATTGTACAAATTGTTTCTACTGACGCAACTGGACGCGCTAGTGTTAAATTTTTTACAAACGGTAGTGATTGGGAGTTAGGAGCACGAGGTTCTTCTGCTACACCAGCTAATACATTTTATCTTTATGACAGCACTGCTGCCGCAACTAGAGTAGCTGTTGATCCTAGCGGACGCGTCTTAATTGGCCATGGAACTAATTTAGCTGCTAGGGTAAATACCAATACTGTCAACCCAGGTCTACAGGTTAGTCAAGCTACTGGAATTGGCGCGTTTTATCGCTATTCAGCAGATGCAAACGGCTCAATTTTCATGCTAAATAAGAGCCGTAATGCAACAATTGGTAGCCACACAATTGTTAACAACGGTGATTCTTTAGGAGAAATTGTTTTTGCTGGATCAGATGGAACCGATTTTGAAACCGCTGGAGTCATCAGGTGTCTGTCTGGAGGCGCTCCGGGCGCCAACGATATGCCAGGGCGTCTGCAGTTCCAAGTCACTGCTGATGGCGCGGCAAGCGTTACAACGCGTCACCAGATTGATCCAGGCGGTACAGCACGTTTATTTGCATCAACTAATGAAGTCATTTCGCTTGGTACATCCCGTGGTGCTGGTACCAGTGATGCAATCATTATTGGTAAGCACACGGCAACTAGCGTTGATAATGGCACAAACTGTTTTATTGTTTGGACAAACGGCAACGTTATCAATACTAACGGTAGCTACGGAACTATATCCGATTTAAAACTAAAAGAAAATATTGTTGATGCTTCCTCCCAATGGGATGACATTAAAGCTTTACGTATCTGCAACTATAACCTCAAGGAGGGTCAGACTCATACACAGATTGGTCTTATTGCTCAAGAAGTCGAAGAGGTTTCTCCAGGTCTTGTTGATTCGTCTCCTGATTACGATGAAGATGGCAACGATCTTGGTACCGTTACAAAATCGGTGAAGACTTCTGTTCTTTATATGAAAGCTGTTAAGGCTCTTCAAGAAGCAATGGAGCGCATTGAAGTACTGGAAGCAAAAATTGCTGCATTAGAAAACGGTTGACGGTTCCCTCTACAGTTTTAAAATAAAAAGTACCTTATACTTGTACGGAAGTTTTGGTTTCTATGGCAACCACGATTGATTGGCGCATCTCGAATTTAGAGCGCGAAACTGCTGACGGCTTTGTTTATCTGGCGCACTACACTGTTGATGCAGCTGATAACACCTATAAAGCAGGTGCTTATGGCTCCATTAACTTTGAACGTCCTGAGACCTTGATTCCGTATAGCAGCTTGAAGGAAGCTGATGTTATCGAATGGGTGAAAACAGCACTTGGTCCTGAAAAGGTAACCAATATTGAAGAGGCTTTGACAAACCAACTGGTTGAACAACGCTCTCCTACTAAAGCTGCTGGCCTACCTTGGGGTAACTGATTAAGTTTGCCGGCGTATGCTAATCAAGCTAAACTAAGATATAAGTAGCTTTGAAGTAGTAAAACGTGGCATACGTCGGCAACACTCCTTCTCGTGGACAGTGGCGCAAGTTAACAGATATTTCAGGTAGTTTTAACGGAGTAACAACTACATTTACAACATCTGTTCCTCC